TTCTGTACCAGCTTCATTAGATACAGCAACATCAAAATCACCGTTTTGAATATCTGTAAAAATATTATCATGTTCAATTAAGCTCTCATAAGTTCTATTAAATAACCAGTTAAACCATTCTGCTGGTGGTCTTTCTTCTTCCTGCCAGCCCTGGTCTTTTTTCGATTGCGGTGGAATAGCTCCTGAAGCATTCCATTCTGGTCTTTCTGCCATGCGATCATCTCCTTATTTTATTCTATTACTGAACCAAAAAATCCACCTTTAGATTGTTCAATATCTGCAAAACCTTTATCTACATCTGATGTATCAACACTGCTTAAAAATTTACCTCCAAAAGTATCATAATTTACAACACTAGAAAAACCGGTATTTAAATCTGTTTCAGAGGTTTCTGGTTGTGATGAAAATATAAATATTCCAGTTAATTCTTTTGCAAATTGAAAAGTACCTCTTGAATGAGCTGTAAATCTAACCCCTGCAGCTCTTAACATATCGACTATTTCATAAATTTCTTGTAGTTGTATGCCAACTGCAGCTAAATCAACAGCTTCTGCTTCAATGGTAAAATGAGCAGGCTCAATATCTGGGTGTTCGTGAATCCACAAATTTTCTGCAGGAACATCAAGTATAACTGTTAAATAATCATAAAGCTGATTGATGTCTCCACCGGATAAATTTTGTTGGATTTTAGCCTTAATTATTGTCCGATATCTTTCATCACTCATTGATCCTCGGGGCTGGCCCACTGTTTTGCCTAATAAATCTAAATAGCTGCCAGTTGCTTGATCAATATCTTGAGCATTTTCAAATAATTCTTTAGTGTTATTTATTTCAATCAACTGCTCAGTTATAACTTTAATCAATTTTGCAAGATTACTTTCTTCTTCATCAGTATAATTATGAGGTAAAAAACTAATTAACTTATCAATTATTTTTTGTATCATACAATAACAACACCGCCAACATCAGACACTTCTCTAAATCCTATAGTTATATTTGCTTCTTCGGTCGGAGGATCTACAGTGTCAACATATAAAGCATTTACATCGACAACTCCAGGCACATTAAAAATTACATCAATTATTTTTCGATAAATGACATCTTCATTAATACTTAAACTATTAATATATTTTTCTATTTCCGATACAACTTGACTATCTCCATCAGCTGGGTAATCGTCACCTGTAACTAGATCAACTTCTAAAAAGATATTTATTCCTGCTGCCCTTGAGAAACCAACATCCTGGTTATTCCCGCTTGCATCAATTACTGTTTCTGTAATAGAACCAAAAGGCTCAATTCCTCCGGGTTTCTTATCAAAAATAGCATCTGCAATAGCTTGATTAGTACCACCAAAAACAATAGCTTCAAAACTTTTAGGTGGCAATCCATTACTGTCAACTTCCATTGTTATATTTTCTAAAATTATACAGTCAGATGTTTCTGTTTCTTCTAAAACATTTGCTCTAACAGAAGTTGTTGTTGATCCTCCAGCCCTATCGAGTGACTGAAAATATCTTTCTCTAAGCTCAGTGTCAGTTTCTCTGTCTCTACCTCCAAAAGTTTCAGCTGCATTTGTTACATCATCAATGCCGGCAAGAACTTCTGTCATTTCAGTTATTGTATTTGAGGGCACATTATACCCACTCCCACCTTCAATAGAGACAATTTCAACAGTTATACTGCCAGATGTTATTATTACCTGTTCGGTTGTCTCAAAAACCTTTGGCTCATCTTCATCAGTTTCAACTCGAAACCCTTCTGGAATCAAAACATTATTATCGCCTGTAAAAGTAACTTCACCAACAGCTTTAGCTGAAGAATATCTTCTAATACCTATTTTTTTAGCCAAATTGTCAAGGTCCTGGCCTACTGCAGCATTAATATCCATAGCATTATAAATCGCTTCTAAACCAAACCAAAGCAATGATATTGGATAACTAAAAAGTTGTATCAATAATCCTAAAAGAGAGTTATTGCCCAGATTTATATCATTGGACCAAAGGTTTCTTACTTTTGCTTTCATGTCATCTACTATTTCAACTCTTGTCTTTCGCTCAAACCCATTCATTCAATCACCACACTTTCTGCGATTGCATTTTCTCCAACCTTAACTATAAAATCTATTTCTAAACTTCTATTGGCCCTATCGAACTCTGTTTTTACAGAGTTTATTTTATCTACAGCTGGATCAGCGTTTAAAACTTTTAGAACTTCTTTTCTAAATTCTTCAGGAGGGTCTCCTTCTCCCAGCATTTTAAGCCAGGGAACACCAAAGTCTAAGTTTAAAAACCACTCTTTCATCTCTGTGATCAGTGATATTTTTAGCCGCTGCTTAATTTCATCTATACCTTCAATCATTTTCACTTCATTCATGCTGTCAAACTCAAAGTCTCCGCTATCGTTAAGATATATACTTTTCATTAGTTATCACTCTTTTTGTAGTTATCATATTCATACATGTCAACTTTTTCTAAACAATTAGGGCATTTTGGATAAGCACCAATCTCAGGTTCAAATTCATTCAATGGTTTTATTTCATCAATTAGTAAGTTTGTGCCCTCTCTTTCATCTCCGATGTTAACCTTTAATTTATAAATTTCAGTCCCGCAATTAGGACAAATAAGTCTGCTCCCCTTAGGTAATAACATTTCTTTTCCTCCTAATTCGTAAATACTTTGCTGCTTGGAGCTGGACTTGGTGATGTGGGCGGACCAGTTGTTCCTCCGCTGTCTCCTGGGTGAGTATGCCCGTCAAGATAAGTTTTTAAACTTTCTCCAAAGCTTAGTCCTTCACCACCGCTACCACCTAAATGTGTTTCAGCATCTACTATAATTTTTGGTGCTGTTATAGTAGTTGTATCAGTTGAAGTGGCATTAACTTTTCCATTAGTTTCTATTAATAAATCACCATTTGCTTTCATTACTATTCTGCTGCCTGCTTCTTGATTTTCTATGAGTAGATCAGAAGTATAGCTGCTGTTTAAGTCGCTTTCTGATTCCAGCTGCAGACTGTTAACTATAATTGCATCATCAATACTATGCATTCTGGTATATTTAACTTCCTCTGATTTTCCGCTTATTAATAGCTGATCAATAGCTTTTTCAGAAAAAACTACTACAACTACATCTCCCTTTTTAAATGGAGGTCTTATAATAAATGGACCAGCTTTCATAAATCCCACCGGCACCTCTAAAACTGGAGGTATTTCAACCATTTCACCTTCAAGGTTCTGCTTGCTTATTAATGTAATTTCAGCTCTCATTTTTTCAGCATCATATTTGTTAATTTTGGCAGGTAAAGAAGTATGGATATTACTAACTGCATCATTAATCATTTTTCTTGTTATATCATTCATGTTAACCATCGTATTTCTCCACCTCCATTGTAGTAATAAAATCTCCACCAGCTATTGAATGAGTGCCACCAACTATTTTATAAAGTCCGTTAATTGTCTTGCTTTCAATATTAATTAAATTATCGGTCCAGAGCCTATAATTAAGTAAGCTGTCTACCTCATAAGCAATACCTTTATCACTTTGAGAGATTGTCGGCGTTCCTATAAGACCTGTATCTTTATTGAGGTTAACTATCTCAAAGCTTCCCTTTTCGGGAGGTCTAAAGTATATAAAACCTCGTGAGACGTGCAGTTTTGCACCTATATCGCTTGCTATCTCTTCGAGTAATGATTTAATAGTGCCACTGTGAGTCTTGCCTTTAGGGTAGGGTATTGTCTCAGCTTCATAGCCCTTAAAATTAAATGGTAGCATTTCTGCGCAAGTTTTAACTATTCTGTCAGATGTTATGCCAATTTTCCAAGTTTTATTGATTGTCGCATTAAGCCAGCGTTCAGTGCCATCGCCGATGACAAGCTCGGTTATTTTGTCTGTTCCTTCATAATTTGTTGTTTCATTAATAATAATGCCAGGTAAAAGGCTTCCTAAATCACCTTCGTACCCAGCATTAAGTTGAATTAATTTATCTTTTTTTAACTTTTTAATACTTTTATCTGATAGATTATAAAACTTAATCATTCCAATATTGCTTTCGCTGCTGTCATTGAAATTTATTTCAGCTTCTAAATATAATTCTGGATAGGTAACTTTCCAATCTTCGACAATTACTTCTGCTTTTCTATATAGCATCATTACTCATCACCTGCAGCAAAGATATAACATTTAATTGAATCCATAAATTTATCATAAGTTATGTGATCATCTTCTACAGCAGGATTAAAAGGAGTTATTTGTACAGCTGGCACTCTTTCATCAACGATATTATCCAGCATGTTGACATTATAAGTGATTTTTCTACCTAAAATTATAGGATCTTCATCAATATCGTACATGTTAAAAGCGAAGTATTCTGCTATCGGATTCCAGTACACTTCAAATATATAATTGTTTTCATCAAGTTCTATTATGAAACGGTCAGTTTGATTTTTACTTTTGTTAATAGGTAAATAATTAAGTTTTATCATTGTGAACCACCATCTAATAAACTTTCAAGAGACTCATAGATTTTAATATTTAGGCTTTTATTCCCAACTGTTTCTTCATCAACTTCTTCAGTTTCACTGTCTTTAGTAGATGTTTCGCTTTTTTCTCCTTCTGGAGCTGGCTGCTCTTCTCCATCAATAACAGGCGGTGCTATTTCTACAGTTATTGTTTGAGCAGTAGCAAATCTAACCTGCTGAAATGATATTGTTCCTGAATAACCTTTTAAATTATCTGCAGACTTTTCAAGGTTTATTTCGCTGATTGCCATATTTTCATATACCTGCAGCGCTCCAATAACTGAAATTATTTCTCTATTATTTCTAATCTCAAGTAATCGCTCATATTTTTCCTGCGGTGTTCCTTCATATTCTCCAGTTATAACAACATTTAACTCAAGAGTGTCTGGGTTTTGATTAATGTGATCAGTTATTACAGTACCATCTTCAACAGGGTTTTCTGTTATTTCATTAGAAAAAGTAGGCGCTTCTGATTCAGTTGCATCAACTAATACATCGTCTATAAAAGTCCAATCCATTAGAGATTGACACCTACCTCTCCCGCTAGTATTCGTTCTCTAGTTTTTAATTTCTGATCAATTAACCTGCTCACTTCTTTTGGATCTTTAGAGCCATCGACATTTATTGTTATATTTTCATTAACTTCTATATTATTAATATTTGTAGAGTTATTGTTTTGAATTTCTTTACTTTCTTTTTCTACTACTTCGTTTTCTATGCCCAATAGTTTTTTAGACCAATCTGGTAGTTTTTGAACTTGTTCATCAATAAATCCACCTATGTTAGGCATTTCAAAGTCAAAACTAAGTGTTGATACATCTTCCCACCAATCAACCATAACATTCCAATCTGATTGAACAGTTCCTAATATATTAATTTCTGGCATATCTATTTTAGGTAATTGAATACCGGTTTTTTCATCTATCCAGTCTACTAAATTATTCCAACCAATTTCAATTCCAAAAAGAAAGCTATTAATTAAGTTTTTTCCAATTTTTATTACACCAAAACCTATTGACTTTAACGCCCAAATCATTGTATTCGCTACACCTTCACCAATAAATGCTGATGTGTGAAATAGTGAATAGCCAAAACCTAAAATTAAATCACCTAATCCATTAACCATTGTTTCAAAACCATTAGTTATTTTTTCCTTATCAAATGTAAATATCCCTACAATAAATTCTCCAAAACCAGAAAAAGTATCAATTAAACCACTTGCTAATAATGATAAATCTTCTTTCATTAATTCAAATTTATCACCTAACCAATCAATAGCATTAGATAATTTATCAGATTGGCCCGTAACCTTTCCAAACCAATCTACGATATTAAATATTATACTTTCTCCGCCTTGAAAACCGGTCCATAAATCTTCTACTATTAATATCAGTGCACCTATTCCAAGCATTATCCCCGCTAATGGTGCGGCGCCTATTCCAATAGCTCCTGCTAGAGCATAAGTTATACCAATGCCTGCAGCAAGTCCTGAAAAAGCTGTTCCTAAAGCTAAAACTCTAGCAATCGGTTTAGTCCATTCGTTTTCAACTAAAGTGCTTAAAAAATCATTAGTCACTCTTAAGCCATCTTCTATTGATGGTATATAAGCAGTACCCATTGCAATACCTAAATCTCTTAAATTACCTTTAAAACCTAATATTAAGTTGTTATAATCGTCAGAGGTCTCTGCAGCATTGCCCATAGCAACTTCTGATTGCGCTAATATTTCTTGATATCTTACTTCTAGCTTAACTAACGGATCTAATTGAGCAAAATTTTCTTCATAACCCATAGCCATTGCTCTAGCGTTTAGATTACCTTCTGCTAATTGTACTTTTAAAATTCTTGCTGCTTCATGGTTTCCTATCAAAGCAGAGGTCATTGCTTCAATAGCTCTATTAGTTTTAACATTGTACAATGATCCTAAATCTGATGTAGTTTGAACTAATTCCTTCGAAAGTGATGTAGCTTGTTCTCTGGCCATACCAAGTGGGACTAATGTTCCCTGAAAAGCATTCAACCACCCAATAGTATCGTTTTTACTTCTATTTATTTGGTTTGAATAATTTTCTGCCCATTGAACTGCTTCTGAAGTATAATCTCCAAAGAGTATTCCCATAGCATTTAACTCTTCTTGGGCTTCTCCGGCCATACTTGCTAATTTAAATATGCCAAATGTTCCTGCAGCAGCTGTTGCAGCTAATTCATAACGATAATCAGCTAAAATTCCTAACCCTGAACTAATTTTTTTGCTTGCAGCATCAAAAGCTCTTCCTATTTTGCTACCAGCTGTATTTCCAGCTCTGCCTAATTGATTCATTTCATTTTCAGCACTATTTGCATTATTTATTAAACCATCAGTTTGTTCATTAGCTTTAATTAGCCCTTTATTATCTAAATTCCAACTTAAGCCAATTGCTAAACTTCTTACTAAACCATCCATTTATTCACCTCTTTTCTGCTTTGATAGAACAGAAAGGGCAGCGAAGGCTTCAAGCATTTTGTCAGTGTCCATTTTATCTACTTCTGACGGTGCTATTCCACCTTCAAAAACTAACTGCCATTTTATTTTTTTATTTCCTTTAATTTTTCTTTTGTAAGCGGAAAAATTAACCTTCTTTTTCCCTTCATGATTTCTTAATTCACTTGGGTTAAAGGAAATCTCTTACTTTTTTATTAAACTCTGATACTTCGTGCACACTTTGAAAATCTTCTAATCCAAAGTTGGCAGGTTCAACTACCACATTTTCTATAAGAGTTTGTGCAAATTCAGACGCTTTCATTTTTCCTCGTCTAAAATCTTCATCGATATCAAGGCTCCAACCAATTCCTGGGTGCTGAAGTTTAAAATCTGTATTTCCAATTTTAATTTCTTTGTTTTTAGGCATTATTTATACCTCCAATTATTTTTAATAAAATTCATCAAAATTAGCAACGCCTATGGTTAGTGTTTTGTCTGATACATCGTCTCCGCGTTCATAACTGCCCATTGACATTACTTTAGCTTCCGTTCCGCCCATTCTGCTGCCATCTCTCATATCATTTGCAGTTATAGGAAACTTTTCTCCTGTATCATAAAGTCTTTTAAAATAAGGCAAAGAAGCTGAATTATGTTTTAAAGTGATCTCAATAGTTCCGCTCTGATTGCCGCTTTCAACAAATGTAACTTCACCTTTAGAACCAACATTCATTGATTGCTTGTCTTCACTTCTGCTTCCAGAAATAATAGTTCCTTCAGCCCAGCCTACAACTCTATGATTTTTAGCAAATACATTAACTTTTTTTGGATCATAACTATCTGCTGGCATTTACATCATCCTTCCTATACTTTTAATACGCCTGCGACGCTAACAGAATGAACTGCTCCCGCTACAGTCGCTTCAAAATCAACGTCTGGCAATATACGATTAGCTCTGGTATTTGTTGGTATATCTGTTCTTGAAGGAATATCAAGTGTATAAAGCGGTACTCCTTCAGAGTCAACAGCGATAACATCTCTATCAACTGCAAACCTTAATATTTCTTCTAGTCTAGCAACAACTTGAGCAATACCATCGTCTGTATAAGGCACCTTATCAGTATTAATGAATAACTGAAATAAGTTTTCTGTAATTCTTGCTTCCATCCAATCAATAGCTCTGGTGATATCTAAGAAACTACCATCACCTGTTTTGCCTTCAGCTGTGTAATATATTCCCTTTTCATAAATCACTGGGTTCATGAATGCTTCGCCCTCATCTGGGCTTAACATAGATGATATTTCAGTGTTGGTATAACCAGATGAAGTTACCCCGTTAAGTGTTTTCCACTTCCATGTTGCACTACCTGGATCAGTCGCAAACATCCGGGCCATAATCGCCGCATCAATTGCCTGCTCTTCAATACTTGGGAAAATACCAGTGTTATTATAACCGGCAAGATTATATGCTCCTAATCCAGCCCAATCCGGTTCAACAGGTTGGGTAATAAACAACTTAGTTGCTGGAGTCCATCCGGCTGCTTCTTCAATATCAGCTTGAGTTCTGCTCGCCAATAGTAAGCCATACCAGTCATCATTATCTTCATACACCTGATTAAGTGCTTCAGTAATGTCAACTGCTGTTCCTTCTAAATCATCAACATAAACACCTTGCATGTTAATTACACCAGCTGTTGGTGATTGGCTAAGATAAGCGTTCGCCATATCAGCTGCTAATTCACCTGCTGCTTCTGGAATATCATCAACACTTCTCACTTCTGTATATTGATATTCATCACCAGAAGCAAAGACTGGCTCTAAAAGAAAAGCTGTACCAAAACCAGCTTGACTAACAGGTTTTGTCTGATCAGTAATATTTACTTCAATAAATCTGCTCATTTATAAATCCTCCTCATAAGGTATTCCGTTAAATGTTCCCTTTACTTTTTCAATTGTATCTAGTCTATCTTCAACTACATCTCTAAAATTAAGAATTACATCGAATCCGTATCTTTTCTCAAAGTCTGTTTCTAAAAAAGCTGTTCTATTCTGAACCTCAGTGATATCTCTAATTGAACAATTCCGGTTATCATGCAGCCAATAGTCTCCCCGATTAGGAATGTTAAACCACTCTCTAATCTGCTGTAGGTTATTTATTGCATCCGGTCCAAATCCATTGAAAGAAATTGTTCCATCTGGATATAAAACAGAAGTTCTCATAATATCATGCTCAAAGTTTTCATCTGTACTTGCTACCACTTCATCAGACTGTTGAATTGACTGTCTGGAATAGTTCCCTGGCATTGAAATCATTTTATAAATAACTCTATTATTATCCAGTTTACCCGGCGGAACTTCCTGATCAGCTAATAAAATTTGCAAATTGCCACTAAAAATAGTATTTAACGGACCCCACAAATCGCTCATAAACTGTTTAGTATCTATCATTGATTCTCAACTCGCTTTGCAAACCACTTAATGAAATCAGAATGAGTGGTCCTATCATCTGGCCTGTCCAACTCATAAGTTTCACCCTTGTAGACTAAATTATCCTCTTTCTTAAAACTGATGTCTTCTGATTCCGGAAGGAATATTTTAATATCTTTAGTTGTATATCCTAAACCATCATATCCGGCAACATCTTTGGTGCTAAAAGGAAATATAGCGCATTCAACATCAACTTGAATAGGATTACCCTCTACCCAGTTAGGGCCTTCAAAATAACCTTCACCAATTGTGGTAAAAGTATATGTGTTGCTATGCTTTTTTATTAATCTTTCAAATTTAGCTTTCATGTTAATTTCTCCTTATTTTGTAGTCAATAGAGTCTCTTAACTTGCCAGAATTAATTAATGGATTGCTACTACCTTTAGCTTTTTGAGTGGCTTCTGCATTAGGCGGAGTTCTTAGGTTTGTCATATACTCTTGAACTTGTGTGACTATTATTTGCCCCAAAGAATTCATAGCAGCTTTAGCTGGTGTCTTCATCATTAAAACATCATTGAGTATTTTTTCTGCTTGTTTTTGCATTTTATTTTTTCGCTTATCAAAAGCGCCTCTCATAAATGCTCTTTCTGGTATTTTAACTTTTTTAACAAGTGCATACATCGGCTCTATATTTTTACCATCAACAAAAGCCAAAATACCATCTCCATCGTCCCCTTTGTCAAGCAAAACTAAATCTTCAAAGTCTCCAGCTGAATGTTTGGCCGCTCTTTTATTAAGAGGGATTGTTAATGCTTTAGCTTCTTTAGGTACAATATCTATTCCAAACTCATTAATTCTTGCTATAGCTAAAACAGAAATATCTTGATCGCTATAATCTCCACTGTCTTGAAATACACCGATCTCAATATGGTGGTTCATAATATATCTTAATTCTTTCTGAATATCTGGTATATGATTGAATTCTTCATTAACTGTTACCATTTGAATTGCCTTATGTTATGAAGTGGTTTCATTACACTTTCATAAAAATCTTTTTTACTTCCAAAAGACTGTGATAAATCATCAATGCTTTCTGAAAGCACGTTATCTTCTCCTGGATCATGGTTTTCTATTAAACTTTCTAAAGCAATAGCAGCTTCTCCTGGAGGGTTGTTCCAATCAATTTCATATCCTACATATTCATCAATAGTGCTTTGATAAGCAGCTTCAATCTCTTCATCTGTCATAGGCATTATTCATCACTTTCTTTCAGTGTTGCAATTGCCTCGTCTTTTCTTAAATTATCTTCAATGTCTGGCAGATCATACCAGCCACCGCCGGTGTGATATTGCTTTACCTTTTCTTCATAATCTATTTCTTTTTCAGCCTTTTCTCGTTTTTCCTTTTCAAGGAGAAAAAATGTTGTAGCTCCCATAATAACCTCCTTCACTAAAAAGCCAGGGCATAAAGCCCCGGCAGTAATTTATTATCCGTTAGTTACCATCTTTACCACTCTTACTTTCTTTGGATCATAGACTCTGTCCCAGTTAAGAGCATCTGCAAGTTCGCCATAAGTAGGCATTTCTCCAACTACAGCGCCTTCGGTCCACTTAAAACCTCTAGGATGCAAGATAAACTTCCTACGATGAATGAGAATATCCTGACCTTTAAGAGAATTTCTGTCATCCTCTACAGGTGTCTTTGGTCTACCTTCAGCCCAGCCTACAGCTCCCTGTCCGAACAGGTAAGAAGTGTACCTCTTACCGCTTGTTGCAGCATCCTCTACTGGCATTCTGTCATCAACAATTACAGTATGACCTAAATAAGTTCCCCATCCAATATCCGCTTTTGAATCTGGGATATAATCAATTAAGTCTTTTTTCTGTAGGTTGCTGTGAACAGTAGAATGCATTGCAATAGCTGTCAGCATACCTTTTGCGTCGCCGAGCAATGACTTAGAGTCAATAATAATGTCGCCACTTAAATCTACAGCTCCATTAGTGTTAACATCAGCTTCAGCAACATCATTGACAAGATCAGAGCTGTCATTTGCTACATTATCAGCAAATACTCCATTAAGAGCTCTAACAAGCATGTTCTGATACTCTCTGTCCCAATAAGCAATAACTCTGTCTGCAATAGCATCCATTGGATCATCGCCTGCAAGTTCTGCAGCTAAATCTTCTGCAGACCAAGCGTTTCCGAACATCAGAACTCTTGCAACGTCTTTTCCAGAGTCGATTTTGTTGATATTAAGAGCGGTATCAGACTGAATAGGCTGAGCGTCTCCGTCTAAATCGTTCCAAAATGGCATATTAATAGTGTCACCACCATCAGGTACTACAATTCTATCATCAGTCGAAATGATTCCAGACTGAAATAGTTGAGACCTCTCTGGTGTTTGATTAATTACATACGGTACCCAAACTTCTGGTTTAATAATATCTCCAACTAGTGTTGGCATTTAAATCATCCTTTCAAATTTTTAGTTTAATGAATCATAATCGCTTAATTTTAACCCCGCCGCTTTGATTAATTTGCGAGCGGTATCTGGTTTCCCTTCTATTAATTCGGCCTGCTTAGATAGATTTATGCTGCCGACCTTAAATGGGTTATCGGTAATGTCAGGTTCGCCACCACTTCGTGGTTCGTCTCCGGCAATTTTTTCTTCTGCAAAAGCTGACGGTCTTTTTTGTTTAGCTTTTTCTCTTTGATCATCATAATTAAGTAGCTTATCTTCGTCTGTTAATTTCAATTCTTCTAAATTAAAATCATTTACTACCAGATCAACTAAATCTTCTGGCACATTATCAGCAAGTAATTTCTTTTCAAGAGCATTTTTAGTCTTAATACTTTTAATCCTGTTATCTTCCTGCTCTTTATACTCACTGTAATCTGATTTAATTTCTTTTAGTTCATTTTCCAATTCCTCAGCGTTTTCAGCTTTAACCTGCAAATTTTCTAATTTATCGTTAGTAGTTTTAAGTTGGTCTTGAGCAGTATTAAGCTCCGATTCTAACTCTGAAATCTTATCTGCTTTTTTCTTATAATCTTTATTAGGAACAAAATTTTCTCCAATTTTCTTTTTGATACTGTCAATTAAACTTTCTTTATTTTCAACTTCAGCATTTTTTAATAATTCTTTTAACCATTCCATCTATTAACACTCTCCTTATAATTTTTATAGTGTATTACACTAGGATTAGCTTTTATAGTCTTGTGCTGACTACGATTGAGTTTATAGACTTCTCAGGTCGATTTTATTATTCTTCAGTATTAACAACATAACCAGCAATACATCTGCAGTTGATATCATCTGCAGCTACTCCCAATTGTCCAGGAGTCGGCCCTTTACCTCCAGTATTACCATTAACAAAGTCTTGATTAACTAAAATAGCATTTTCCTCGCTATATTTACTGTCCATGTGATTGTGAGATGTTCTAACTCTTTCATCTTCTGAGGACATCCAATATTTGAGCATATCAACACCCTGATTAACCGCGTGTTCAACACTGTCATGCTTTGATTTTTCCATAACTCTATGTGATTCAGTCCTAACAATTCTTTCTGCTTTTTCTACATTACCTTCGAGTGTTTCCTTAAGTCTTTTTGACATACTGGAATAAGTTTCACCTTTATATAAGCCTTGGCCGACAGTTTCCCTTATTCTGCCGATAATATATCTTCTTCTGCGCTCTAACCTGTCATTAAGTGTCAATCCACTAACAGGCATTTGCAGAGCTTCCTGAATGACTTCATTTTTAACCTGGCCTCTAATAACTCTCTCTGCAGTTTCTTCTATAAATTTTTGAGTAGTTGTAAAGCTATTTTTATAGGTCTGCCTTAGCACTTCCCTGGTTAATTTAGATGCACTTACATGAGTAGATTTAACTGCTGCAACCAATTCAGCATCAAGGTTTTTCTTTCTGGTGTACTTAGTCATTTCTTCATAAGTTAACTCGCCATCCTCATTTGCATACTTGTCATATCTTTTGCGAATAATATTTCTGGTTTCCTCAAGAGCATTGGCATATTCTCTGGCAATTTGCCGCATTGTTTTATCAGCTATTTTATCTATTTCCCTTTGCAGCTTATTGAATTCATCAAACAAATTATTCTGTTTGGCCATCGTCACCATCGCCTACATCATCAAGATTGTAGCCAGAACCTTCGCTATCCATTTTAGCTTTTTCTTTCTCTGGATCATCAACCCATGGATGATTGCTTAGCCTTGTATCTTCTGAAACATTACCTCGCTGATTGTTATTTGCATTAAGCAGCTCTACTTCATTCATTATCATTGATCTATCAAAAGTTATTTCTTCTATTTCAATTTCATTTTCATTTTTTAGGCTGCGATAAACATTAATAAAATAAAGCATTCTATAAATAAAAGCAATTATTTCATCTTCAAACTGGTCTGCTTTCAAATCTAAATTAGCAAACCGAGCTTTGATGACTACATTAGTGATGTTCCCACCTTCAAGATTGTTAGGATTAACTCCCTGGCCAAAAGTAAATATATCTTTTCCAAGGCCTTCTTTAGCTTCTTTTCTGGCTTCTGTTGGCACATCTATAGTCTCTGGTTTAGCATCTCCACCTTCACCAACTTTAAGAGCTCTAAACTTTTTAACCTGATCAAGAAATTTATTTAGATTTTCACCATCATATCCTTTAAGAATCCAATAAATATCTTGGAAATCAACAAGATTATTTACAAAATCAGAGTTAACAATATCGTAAGCATCTATGAAACATTTAACTGGCTGTAAATCATAATCTCCTTCATCATTGTTGTATAAAGGTACAAATGGAACTTTACCCCAGCTCAAACCTTTAGAGTCTACTGTTCTTTCTCCAATTCTTTTGTCTTTATTGAAGTGATATTTTGGATTTTCATAAACTCTACCAAATATTCGGGCCATTTCATCAGAAGTAATTAGATAATAATTGCCATTAAAAGTTGACTCCTGATAAAAAGTAACTTGTTCATCATCCCAGACTTCTACTCTATTAACTTTAGTTGCTTTTCCTTCATCATTTAATGCGGTAACTGAATAATATCTAATGATTATCTCTAGCTTTTCACTGTTTTGGCTGGAATAAATCGGAACTATTTGTTCAGCAGGAATTCTTTTATAACCGAACTCGCCTTCTTCATCTATATAAATTTGAGCCCAAGATTTAGCTTTTTTGCTGGCTTCTTTACCCAAGCGTTTAACATCTTTTTGAAAGCCATCACCGACAATTCCCTGAAAGCTATCATCATCATTTGTTTTAATTGCCATATCATTACCCAAAAGGTAATTAACTTTCTGATCTATAAGTATTTTTAAATATCCAGATGCAAGTTTATTGTTAGCTTTGTAAGGGTTTTCCATTTTAATATCATCGCCATTCTGATCCTCTGCATAGATATAAAATTTTCTATTCATTATCTCGGTATTTTCAGAGCGATAATACTCAACACCTTGGACCATCTTTTCTTTTTGTTCACTTTGTTCAAAATCAGCTATATAAGCATTAATCATCTCTGTAACTTCATCTGGTGTGTCGAATTTATTAATTCTATTCAAATCCTCACCTCCTTGTGATAATTAAAATCCCCAACTGTCTTTATCTCCATGCTTAAAATACATCGCTACATTATCAATACAGTCATCATGCTTGTTTTCTTTAGGGTCTTTGTTGTATTCCATTACTTCAATTACAAAATCATTATAATCTTTTTCACCATCATCTCTAACAAAAAAATCAACCCGCATTCTACCAGATTGACTAAGAATTTTTTCATGTTTGTTTTCTGTCGATCTAAATTTACTAACTTTTATTTTCTTTTTGGTTTTATTTTTAAGCTCACTCTCGAAATAAAGCCCTTCGTGGTTTTCTTCCACTCTAACATTCTGCGGCTCATACTTATTAATCATGCTGCACATAATCGGTATAACCACATTAGCATCACGATCGTCTTTGTAAGCATCAACTAAATAATGGTGTTCTTCATCATACTTAGCATATATCCCAAGAGTTGCACTATCATCACCACTTGAAGCTGTATCAACAATAGCTGTCAATTTGGCTGATTGATTTAAATCAAATCTTGATAAGCTAAATTTATTTAAATCTTTAAACAAAGTTCCTTCTGGCTTAACAAACTTTCCTTCAGCAAGCATTTTGTATAAATCGGGGTTGCTCTGCTTCAATTCTTCAATAGCCGCTATTTGCTGCAAAGTTAAGTATTTGTTGTCTTTATAGGTGGTGACAATAACCATACAATCAATTATTACTTCCTGGTCTCCCACTTCCACGATTATATTTTTAGCGAAAACTTTAGGCCGACCATCGCCAAATTTTTCAAAAACTTGATCAGGCTTCTGCTTAAAAAAATAATTATTTATAAATCCATCCTGGTTGATAGGATTCATAGTTAAAAATAACTTTCTGTCTTTAGGGTCTCCTCCACGCAGCTGCATCTGCAAAGCTTTAAATTGCTCATAAGTTATATTTTGAGCTTCTTCATACCAGGCAGCTGTAATACCATTCAATGATTTAACTCTCTTTTGCTGTTTTTTTGAATGATAGCCTTTAAATAAAACTGAATTACCAGTAGCTTTGTGGACTATTTTAGGAGGTTGTTTAGTGTCATTAAAGATGCTACCATACCCAAATTCGTCTATTCTGTCGATTATATTAGTTTTTACACCCTCATTAATATTGGTTTCTACATCCTCAACAACTAAAAACTTATAATTTTTAGCATTGTTAAGTTTCATTGTTGAGTGCTGGCCCATAAAATGAGTTTTGCCAGAGTTACGGCCACCAACTAAAATATAAACTTGATAGTCTGTTTCTAATACATAATCATAATAAATAGGCAATATTTCAATATTTTTAACATTTTCATTCGCCATTTTCTTTTCCTCTGACTAAATTAATAGTTGGCAACTCATTAATTTCTAATTCTTGTTTATCGACAAATATAGCATATCTTTTACCAAGTAATTCAGCAGCCTTTGTTCTTTCTCTAACTTTAGGAGGCTGTCTTATTTCTCTTTCTCGGCCATGATCATCAAAAAAGACATCAACTTCTTCTTTTTCTCCTCTCATTACTTCTGTAAGATATTCCAATACTTCATCTTGAGTTGCAATTCTTACAGATTCCTTTTCTTTTAACCTTTTTTTTATATATTGCTTAATATGAGGTTTAGTGAGGTTTTCATATCC